TGCAAATGTATTAAACAATGCATTCAGTTCTTCATTTGCTGGTGGTGATGGTAAGGAGCTATGTGCTACTGACCACCCAACGATAGCTGGAACTTTCAAAAATGAGCTATCAACATCTGCGGATCTTAACGAGACTTCATTAGAACAATCGTTAATCGACATCGCGGCGTTGACAGATGAGAGAGGTCTAAAAATTGCAGCAAGAGGAGTAAAAATGATTATTCCTTCTGAGCTTCAATTTACTGCTGAGAGATTGATGAAATCTCAAGGTAGAGTTGGAACAGCTGACAATGATATTAACGCAGTAGTATCAATGGGGATGATTCCTCAAGGTTATGTAGTGAATAACTACTTAACTGATACAGACGCGTTCTTTATCAAGACAGATGTACCTAACGGATTAAAAATGTTCGTTAGATCTCCAATCAAAACAGCTATGGAAGG